TCACCCACTTCAAGTCCAGCAATATCCAAAAAGTCTTTACCAGACAACTGTTTGATATCGCCTGGCAAGATTGGTGTGTCTGGATAGTTTTCTCTGTATGTGTTCTGGGCCTCTTCTACAAATTCATTGACGCATAGAATCTTACCACCAGCAAGACGATACCCTGTAGAAGAACCGCCCCCACCAGCAAAGGTAGAAATGACATTAAACTTGTTTTGGTTGGATGCTTTAACAACATCTTCTAATTTGTATGGTTTATATATCATGTGAAAAAATTCTCCAAAGTATTTGTATTATTTAGCAAGTACCAATCTCTACAAATATCCATAATTCTAGTTCTATTTTTAAAATTTATTTCTTTATCATCTATTAGTGATTCAAACAAGTATACTATACCACAATCTATCTGTAAATTCAAGTGATTTTTGACATTTCCTATGTGATTAAATTGTTCAAAGGCAGCTCTAACATGATGTTTTTGGTGTGGGAAGTTTAGTTGTTCCCAACTCTTACTATAAAAGAATTCCTTTACTTCTGGAGTTAGGTATGGTGTGACAAATATTTTTCCATGTTTATCTGATACCTTCTTGTGCCATTTATATCCAGCAGACATATCTGGTTTAAAGTAATTATTTCTGAATTCATCAAATAGTTCTTGTGTGTGTTTGTAGTTAAGAATTGCCTTCTTACTGATTCCATAATAACCATCTGCCGCCCAACCAGACAAAACATACTTCTGTTTAATTTGTGGATAGACATACAGAAATGGATACACACATTCAAAATGTGTTTTCTTTCTACAGTCTAGTTCTACAAGTCTATGAAAGTCTTGTTTGAGATTATTGGTTGGAATAGAAACACCAGTGAAGTTCCAACCAAAATGTTCTGCAACATCTTTGGCTTTCTGAAAGTCATATGAAACATGAGTATCTAAATGAAAACTGTATGCGTGAACAGTTTTTCCAACATCAGATGCGGCAAATGCTACTGAGAGAGAATCTACACCCCCACTCAATAGCACTGCAACTTCTTGTTCTGGTATTTGACTTTCAACCGATTTACATAATATATCTTTTATCATTATTTCTTTTCGTAAATGATATTACCATCCACATCAACAAGGCCTCTTTCTTTTGGAAGTCCACCCTGTTCTGGGTCTTCTGTTGTGATTTGTGCGAGAAAGCCTTCAAAATAAACCATGTTATGGTACTTTTCATCTAAGTACTTGTGAATAACATTTGTGATTGTTTTTTCTAAGCTCTCTAAAAAAGACTTTCGTGCCTTTTTGATCTTTTCTTCGTCCAATTCTGTGTGTTCAATATATCCAGTGATTGAGATTTTTTTATCATACTGGTCAAACTTTTCTGCCCAAGAGATAACTTCTTTTTTAAGATCACCAGTTTTATAAACCCAACCAACAGTATCCCACGCATCACTAGAAATGTCTTTGACATAACCACTAGTTGGAAGTCCAAGTTCTCTAGCAGCTGCGTTTGCGTCTACCTTATTATAAGCGTTAATACCGATATACTTACTATTAGATTTTCTGAACTTTTTTAGAAGTTTATCTATCTGATCATTGTCCAATTGTCCATCAGACATTTCAAACAATGCTTCTTTAACTGCATCATCATTAGTATGATCAAAGGAATTAGTATTTTTCAGATCAACCAATCCTTTGATATAAGTTCCTTCTGTATTGGGAGTTCCTTGTGCGATATGGTCTTTAGTCGCATTTAGTTTTCTTTTCCATACTGCTTTCCAATATGGACTTTCAAATTCAACTACATCCCAAAAATATGTATCAACTCCCATAGAATCAAATGCATACTTTCTACCATATCCAGAAATCAACTCTTCAATTCCATCTGGACAAAGTTCTGTAACCATGACTTCCCTATCATAGAGAACTCCATTCACCCTAAAAGAGTGTTCAGTGTTTCTTTGACCATCGTCAAGATTCTTTTCTCGTGGTTGTAGTGACGAACCGTTTGAGTTCATAACTCTAAGTCCAGAAAGCTTTCCAACTTTCCTTTCAAGGAAATTTATTCCTTTACCATATTTCGGGGGGTTTGCTTTTAGACTTCTATTTAAATCGAATTGTAATTGCATGGTTATACTCCTTATTTGCAATATTGTTAGTATATCTTCATACCCAATATACTATCTTTATATAGTAACATTAAATTACTAATATGTCAAGAGAAAAAATCCTCAAGTGTGGTTTGTGTTCCATAAGAACGGTCAATCTTCCAACCAATTTGGTTGCATATAAAAGTCAGAGGCTCAACAAAGGCCTTCTCAAACTGTGTATCATAATCCAAATATTTGTGAATGTCAAGTTCTTTTGGTAATTTTGTCATAAAAGAAATAACACCAGATTGCATATGATTTGGTGTTCTCATATTCAGAAACTTAATCTTCTCGCCCTCTTGAACCAGTGGATACTTTCCTGTAAGTTTTTGTTTTCTTAGAAAGTGGTTGTAAAGAATTACGCCTTTAATGTGTTGAGGAGCGCCCTTCTTAAAAATACCAGAACTATCACTCCATTTGTCAATACCATTAACTGAACGAGGGAAAGCAATTTCTTCTGGTGGCAAGTTCATAAACTCATCACGAAACTCTTGAATAAAATTGTTTACATCTTTCTCTGTTCCAGACATGATAACCTTTAGTGCCTGTTTAATCTTTTCACGACAAGGTGCAGGCGTAGATGATTTAACAGCCTCAATTCCCATAATCTTGAGTTGTGGTTCTTGATAACGAACACCTTCAACATCCCATGCATTAAGAATGTATCTTTTCTTTGCAGTCCAGATACCCTTGTCAGCAATCACCTCACGTTTCATCTGCATCTTCTGATCGTATGCGTTTACATACTCAGCAAGATCTTGATAACTCTCATCAATAAAAGGTTCAATTTTCTCTTGAGCAATTCTATCAAGGAAGTCCACGGCCCGGCTGCGATAACTATCCTCCGACTCATCTGTTCTCTTTTTAAGCACTTTATCAATAAGTTCGTCAAACCTAATGTATACTGAATCCGTATCTGATGCAATAACATAATCTTTATCCTTACTATTTAGCAGTTTATTCAAGTATCCATTTAGCGCCTGTTCAATCCAGCGAATGGATAACTGGCCAGAAGTTGTAATACCTTCTGCAATTCTCAAGTCATAATAACGAAACCACTCATTACCAATCGCACCATAAGCAGAGTTCAATGAAATCTTTCTTGCCATCTGAATGTTAGTGTAACGAGACACATCTTTTAGATACTTTGGATCTTTTGTATTTTCATATTGTTGTTTTGCCTCCAACATCTTCTTCTTGTAGATGGTACGATCATTGTACATCTCTTGCATCATCTCTGGCAAGAATCCCATCATTTTAGTTCTGAACAATGCACCATTTGGTGTACAAGTTACATCAGCTGGTTTTAGGAGAGATAAGTCATGTTGTTTTTGTAACAACTCGTTGACAGACTTTTCTGAATCAAAACCCATTGTTTTGGGAAGAAGTGTTTCTGGCGAAATATTGTATTGCATAATCAAGTGTGGATACAGAGAGTTCAAGTCAAAAGACAGAACCCACTTGTGTTGTCCAACCTGTGGCTCTTTGACATATGCACCAATATACTTGTCACCCTTACTAACATGACTTGTTTTCTGTGGAATGACAATCTTTTTCTTGAGAAGATGATTATAGATAAGAACATCCCAATACTTAACTGATGTGAATGAATCAGACATATTGACTTTAGCCTCATACGTCATAGTCAGAAGCAAATCAATCAATTTCATTTTATCGTCAAGTCTATCGACAAGTTCAACGTCTTGGATATTATAGTCTAGGAACGACTGATAGTCTTTTGTGTACCATTCACGAAATGTTTCGTAAGGATTTTCATCTTTACGTTCACCAAGTTCAACCCAAGCAATATGGTCAAGTCGATATGATTCTTGATTAGAATAAGTAAACTTTTTGTAGAGCTGTAAATAATCAAGTTCTTCAACACCCATAATATCATAGACTTGATCTTTACGTCCAAAACCAGAGTTTACCATACGAGAGTTCACAACACCCCATGGCGAAAGACGCTTCATAGCATCCTCACCCATAACCGATTTGATACGGTTACAGATATAGGGAATATCAAAGAACTCTGTATTCCAACCAGTGATAATGTCTGGATGATCACTTTCCCACCACGAAAGGAATTGAGCTAGTAATTCACGTTCAGTCTGACATTTGATATATTGTACATCTTCTCTATCGTTATGATAATCGTGCAATCCCCAAACCTTGATACGTCCAGTGTCATGGTTTTTGATAGTGATAGACAGCATTGGTTCAAGTGCTTGATCAGCATTTGGAAAACCGTTCTCACATTCTACCTCAATATCAATAGTGACAATTCGCATATGTGAACTATCAAACTGAATCTGTTTGGGATATGTTTCTGAAATATAGGTATAAGGAAACTGTGTCATACCATGCACAAGGTGTGGTTGACTTTCGTACTGTGCAACAAATTCCTTTGCCTCTTTGATAGAGAGGAACTTCATTGGACTGACATTATTACCGTCAAGTGTTTTCCAGCCAGTTTCCTTCTTTACTGGAACATAAAGAGTGGGCTCGTATTTAACTTTGTAGTTAGAACGAACACCATTCTCTACTGCACGAACAAGTAATTGATTACCCCATTGGGCGATATGTGTGTAAAACTTCATTATGTAAATATACCACCATTAGGGGGAAATGTCAAGAGAAAAGAGGTAATTGTTCCTCTGAGGTGAAGTGTCTATCAATCATGTCGATAACATCTTGTGCTTCTGCAATTTTAAGTAGTTCTGCTTCTACGGCCTCTGCAATATCAGAATGTTCTCCAATACCAGCAGGGTTCTTCAAATAGATTGCAACATTTGCTTTATGTAGGGCAATCTTACCTTCGTTGTGTTTTTTGATTGCTTCTAGTAGTGTCATTATATACTCCAATTGTCTCTATTCATAAAGATTTCCAATATTTCTTTTGAGATACTTCTCTTCTGATCTTTGATAAGTGGTTTGGAAGCTGCATCTTTGTAAACTGCTTCAATACCCATAAGGCCAGGAGTAGAGTTCACCTCAATCATATATGGTTTATCTTTATCTCTGTTTTTAGCAGGAATGAAGTCAACTCCGACAATCATTCCATCCACTGCTTTAGCCGCCCGAATTGATTCTTCTTTTTCTAATTCAGTCAACTCATGTATCTCTGGTTCAGAACCTTGAGAAACATTACTTCTAAAATCATCACTGATAACAGGTCGTTTCATCGCACCAATTATTTGTCCAGCAACAATAATAACTCTTACGTCATAATCTGTCTTAATATATTCTTGCAAAAGAATGTCTACATACTCATCTTCTCTATATAGTAGTTGGATAACACTGTGAAGAGATTTCAAACTCTCAACCCACATAACACCAACACCCCTAGAACCTGTAGATGTTTTAAGAATCATTGGAAACTTATTTCCAAGTTTCTCTGCTGCAGCTGCGCCACCTTCTGCATGACGAACCAAAACTGTCTTTGGTGTATTAAAATCTTCTCTTTGGAAAACAACTTGGTTGTACCATTTATCACCACAAATGTCATGGCACTTTGTAGAGTTGATGACAGTGTAACCTTCTTCTTCTAGATTATTAATAGTTACCCACCAAGAACGGTTTCCAAGCTTTACTGTAGAACCCAATCCTCTTGCCATAACAAGAGTATCTTTAGGATTAATCTTAAACGGTTTATCGTATTCAGCATCAGACTTCATTGTAGGAAGTTCTGCCTTGCCTTCATCATTTACTGGAAAAGAATAAACTAACTTACTGTCTCCATCAGACTCCATATAAGAACCAGAGAATTCAGCAAGATAACATTCAATACCCATTGATTTCGCAGTCTTACGAATCATAGGCCCTGTTTCATTAGGGTCTAGTGGATCGTCATGCGAAAGAATGAGGAGTTTATACTTCTGTTCTTTTGGTTCTTCTGTAATGAATTGGGAGAATTTTTGTGTCAATTTAAGCTTCTCTTTTTTTACCGATATTGTATTTTGTTTCCAGTTCCCACTCATCCTTCTCTTTAAAAGCGATTACTTTAATTTGAGAAAGAGGTGCTTTAGGTTCAGCTTCACCAACTATTTCAATCAATCCCCAATCACCAAGTAGTCCAGCAATTGAGTTTCGTCTTGATACATCGTTCTCGTTTAGGTTTGTATCTTTACCATCAAGAGCAAAAAGTTCCTTGAAATGGACAATGTAATACTTACCTTGTTTATGTAGGATGTGACAAGACTGATAGAGTTTTCTCTCTTTACGAGAGGCGACACCAATACGAGATAATGTCTCACGAACCTTTAGGAAGTCATCTGGTTCTTTTAATTTTACTTCCAGCATCTTTTCTGGATGCCATTCAATTTCATTCATTTTCTTCCACCTTTATTCAAACTATTTTTTATAGTCGTTATCTGTTCATTATCAAGTATTTGAAGAGCGGCTTTTGCTTTTGCATTACTATAACCAAAATACTCTTTTACATACTCTAAATCTTTCAACTTATCTGCCTTTACCCAAGGAGCATAGCGTTTCTTCGATCTAATAGTATTTAGTAAAAAGTCATATTGGAGTTTTGTGTCAAGGTGGTGACGTTGATTCACCTCATTAACAAGCATTATGGTGTCATTGAATGGCGCCAAACACTTGTTAATGATGAACGGCGAATATTTCTTTTCCCACATAGGATCATCTGAATCCATCAGATTTTCCTTTGTTTCATTGATAGACTTTAGATAATCTTTTAGTTCATAACTCATTTCCAATTCACCTGTGTCATAACCTCAATCATAAATGCAAGCATATTGATTTCTTGATCAGCGACAAAGGCAGATTTATAAGAGTAGTCTGCTGTTGCGAGAACAAGATGAGGAACAGTAGAAGGCTGTACTTCTTCATACAGAGAATCGTATACCTTACGGTACATACGAGCAGGATCATTATCTAGGTTGTTTGCAACCCATTTGCGAATAGACTTAAAGTCTTTCTCTTTAAGGAAAGTTGTTAAGTCCTTCATGTTTGTTTCTGATAGATTAACTAGTATACCACCATCAATCATACCAGAGGCAGAATACCTTTGCAGTTCATTAAGAACTCTTCTCCAATCTGGGAAGTGTTTCTCAACAATACCAGCGACAGCCTTTGGTTCAAACTGAACCTTTTCTTCTTGCAGAATGGCTTGCACTCTTTTGAAGAATTGTCCAGCAAGTTTAGGTTTATCAGTAGTAGGAATACGAAACTCTACTACAGAACACCGACTGTGCAAAGGGTCGATAATACGGTTCTTGAAGTTACAGGTAAGGATAAATCCACAGTTCTTATGGAACTCTTCAATGAACCCACGCAAGGCAGGCTGAGTTGATTGTGGATTTAGATAATCTGCCTCATCAAGAATCACGAATTTACGATTACCATCCATAGAGACAGTAGAAGCAAAGTTCTTAATCTTGTTTCTGAGAACATCAATACCAGATTCTTCAGAACCGTTTATCATCATATAAGTAGCACCAAGTTCCTCAAGCATTGCTTTTGCAACTGTGGTTTTACCTACTCCAGGCCCACCAGATAAAAGAAGGTTTGGAATATGCCCTTCATCTACAAAGGTCTGGA